ATGCTAATTTATAGTAAGCAGTATTTAAAAAATATTTATTCTCCAGAATTAATTCAATTTGATGTAGAATTAAGAATAAAAGAAATTAGAAAAATATATATGGAAAAAATCGAAGAAATAAAAAAATATTTAAACTATAGACAAAAAAAGACATCTGACTTATCTATAATTAATAAGATAGATAAAATTTTAGAAGCTGTTACTTCTATTATTTCTGATAAGAATTTTATTAAAATTAAGACTTTAGATATTTCTATTGAAAAAAATATTATGCAAATAGACATAATTGTAAATACAATTAATGAAAAATCAGTACAATTTAATCTAGATTTAAAAAATAATACTTTAGATATTATATCTAAAATAAATTCACAGATATTATAATAAAAATAAAAAAAGGAGTTTAATATGAAAATAGGAAATATAAAAATTACTTTACAAGGTGATGAAAATTTAAAAATTAATTTTAATGGAAATATAGGAATAACTGCTCTAGATATAATGGATAAAGAAGAAGCTAAATTGTTTCTGATGAAAGAATTTAAAAAAATATTAGATGAAAATTTAGAAATAAATGAATAAAAGCCCAGTTAAAAACTGAGCCTTTTTTTATTTTATCTCTTTATCAAAATCTTCCTCTTTTAATTTCTCTGGTTTTATATTCTTGTCATCAGCACACTTAGAATTACATTTGTCTCCTTTACATTGTTCTAATGCTATTTTAAGTTTTTCAGGAATAGGTAATCCTAACTTGCTCGCATTCTCTATAACAGACAAAAATTCTGTTGCTACATAAAAAACTATAACTAAATTACGGATACCAACATTAGGCACAAGCTGTTCTATAACTGTAGAGCAAGAAACTATTATAAGTATAAAGACTTTTTTGGATATGCCACGATAGGCTCTAGTACTGTTAACTGTCTTTGTTATATATCCTACCCAAACTCCAGTGATATAGTCTACTAACATGAGAAAAACAAGTACTTTCACAGACAAATCGAATCCACCCAATGCCCAAACTAGAATTGATATCCAGCCTGTCCAAACCATAGCGATGCCATTTTTAGCATTTATAAAAAAATCCTCCATTTACTCACCTCTTCTGAAATGACTAGATCCAAAGATTCTAACCATTCTATACATAAAATTTCTTTTAATTTTATTTACTCCACATTCTGCCATAATTTCTAAGAATATTTTATCTGCTTCTTCTCTTGTAATGTCAGTTTTACATTGACTTGAATATAGCCAATCATGAACAACTGCACCTCTGCCATGTTTACCATATGAATTTATAATATTCCTGAAAATTCTAGGAACAGAAGCATAATCAGTCTTAAAACCTTTTGAAACAACTATAACTCCTCTTGATGTTTGATAAAAATAATCTTCCATGACTTCCCAATATTTATCATCTATTGGCATTGTTTTAAGTTTAGATATTTCCATTTTATCCCTCCTTATCTTTTAAATTGAATATTATCAGCTGTTCCTAGTTGAAAGTGTACAGAGTCTTTTTGTTTCCAATTTCCACCCCAAACTATATTATATTTATCAATAAGCCCTTTACTTTTAGCAACATCATAAATGGCTTTATAATATTTATAATCCCACTTAGCAACAGTTTTTTCTTTTTCTTCTCCAGTTTTCTTATCAGTGTATTTTTCTTTTTCTAGGACAGCTATGTCAACAGCATATCCATAACCATCAATTTTTATCTGGTGTTTTGATTTTAATTTATAACCATCACACCAACTGACTTTTTGTTGTTTGTTGCCATTGCTATCATATAAAATAGTTCTACCTTTTTGGTATTCACGATTTTGTTCTTCTGCAGTTCTAACTCCACAAGTAATTTTAAAATCGTATGGAGATTCTTTTATAAGTTCTTTCATGAAATTTACAACATTTGGATGAACTCCATTCATTTTTTCTATACTTGTATTTGACAAACTAAACATATAACCTCCTAATTATAAAAATCGTTAAAATTTGTGATAAAACTTAAAAATCTCTTTTCTTAAATATAATTTTTATTAATTTTATATTTAAGATTTTTATTCCTAGAAAAATGACCTTATTATAAGCCATTTAAAGTGTTTTATAAAGCATAGTCATATAAAACTATGTCTAGTTATAAAAACTCTTTAAATTAACCTTTTGCTAAGCTAGAGTGTATTTCTTTTCTCCTTTTTTCAAATTCATCTTTTGTTAATGGAAAAGGATTAACTTTAGTCTTGAAATAATTTTCTGTATCGTAAACTGATTGAATAAATGTACTACCAAAAAACATCAATTGAATAAAGCCCATTAAATCTAAACTAACTCCGAAATTATCCTCAAAATACCAAGTCTTTTTTATTTCTTTATTCATAAAAGTTTTAACTAAAAATAATAATAGAGCCGACATTGCTATAAATATGATATCTTTGTCTCTACATCTTTGACGATGTTCTTTTTCTCCAACTTTATAATCAAATCCATATTCTAAAGATGTCGCTTTAAAGTTATCTATAACATCAAAATAATCTTTTCTTTGTGCTTCTGTGTCTAATATCCACAAGTGTTTTTGACTATCCCAATTTAAGTATTTATTATCGCCTTGTGGCTTAGGTACTTTTATAAGTTTTTTGTTTTCTATAAACTCTCCAACTTCAAGAGTTATCTCAATATCATTTTCAACCATTTCTTGCCTTGACATTTCTCTTATTGTGTTATTATCAAAAATTGGATAGTTGAATGGTGTATCTCTTTCAATTATCGTTGAATTGTCTTTTTGAATGTTAGGATAATATCCAAAAATAACATCCCAACCTCCATAAAGTTTTACTTCATCAGATGTTAAGTTTACATCAAATAACAGTTTTGGTAATTTTTCCTTTGAATATATATAATACATAATTTACTCCTTTCAAAAAATTTAGTATTTTAGGTTATCTGTTCCATCACAGATAGATTTTTAAAATGTGTATAAATTGGAAAATTTAATTAAAATTGACACAGGGATAACTGGAGATTATACAAATGTTGGAGCATATAACTTTACATTTCCTAAAAATTATAAGCAAGTTTTAGGAGTTGGTGTAAATGTATACAAAATAGGAACTGCAACAACATTGGAAAATGTATACTTGACTGGCTTTAACAACACAGGTTTTAGTTTTGTAAAAGATTGTGTAGAAGCAGCTAGAGCAAATACTGTAAAAGTAGCTTATACAGTTTTTTATGTTTAATTTTGAACTATGTAGCTAATATTCCCATAATATGCTGTTTGGCATGTGAGATTTTGAGATTTTAGGATACAGTTTCCATTTGGTTCTATATATACCACAATTTCTCTACTTAGGCTTGGTACAAAAGAACCTAAAGTAGCAATAGTTCTAGTTTTTGGTAATAAATTAGATGGTAACTTAAATAATATGTCATCTGCTTTTTTCCCTATAAAAGCACCACCAGAATCAATATTTAAAATACAAATGTCCCCTATTCTATAAGCATAAGAGTGACTTGAATTAAGAATATTTAACTCTATTTTTTTTGATCCAGAACTAGATAGATTTTCCAATCTATTAAGATTTTCTAATATAGACATATCTATAAAATTTCCATTTGGCATTGGAGCAGGTCCACCAACTTTACATTTATAATATTTCTTTGTAAGTTCAGAATAATAGACATTTCCAACTACTGCATTTGCAATAGGAAAATCTCCGTCATGTTTTCCAACTGCTGATACGAGCCTATCATTCAAGCCTTTTGAATTCTTTTCTGTATCTCCTTTTAATTTAAGTATGTAATCCTCTATTTTATCCCATAACTCGTTCCAAAAATCTCTAAATTTTCCCTTGTGATTTGCTTTCCAAACTGGCAATTTTAATTCTTTTGTAACCTTTTCTATTTCTTCTCTACCTTGTGGGTCATTAATCCAATCAGCCATTTTTACCTCCTTGAAATTTTAATCTTTTCAATTTCTTCTAAATTCATTTGTTCTAGTTCTGATAAACTGTACATTTCAATATAATACTCATCTCTAGCTAATGTAATCTTTTCAATTTCTTCTAATGTCATTTCATGCAGTTCTGATATTAAATAATCCTCTACATAAATTTCATTAATGATTTCTAGCCCTACACCTGCACCTTTGATTTTCTTTACTAAGCTAAAGACTTCTTTTTTGTTCAATTTTTCAGGAATAGAAATAAGTATTTTCCCTGATAATTCTATAATTCTAAACTCTGTTTGATTTAATTTAAAATATTCTGATAAGATCCTAATTATTTCTTGTGGACTTCCTAGAAATTGTAATAATGCTATTTCAAACTTCAATAGTTTTCTGTACTCTATATCATTAAGTCCATTTCTTAGAATCTTAAAATTACCACCTAAAACATCCAACAAATAGCCTTCTGATTTATCAATATCATTGAAATTAGCAAATAAATTATAGATATTTCTTATTCTAAAATGCTTAGCTTCTGATATTTCAAACATTTTTTTTGAATAAATCGTATCATGGTAAATGTGAGGTACTCTACTTAGTATCATAAATTCACCTCGATAGTTATATCATCAGCATTAGCAACAGCAACCTCTTTAGTAGATAGCTTGTAATCTTGCTCTCTTTCGTTGTATTTAGTATCTCCTAGCTTTATTCTTAAAGTTTTTATTCCACCTACATTTTTATAGATTTCTCCAATGATTTTATATAAGTAAATAGTGCTGTTTGGCTCAACCTCATCTATATATTTTAAGTAAATATCTTTTATAGTTTTCTTGAATTCATCTTTCCAAACTTCCTTAATACCTTGTATTTCAACTTTTAAGAATACAGTTTTTTCAGTGGGTCTAGTGAATCCAACAGATATTTCATCAAAATTCTTTGTGATTGCTCCAACTGTTCGAATACCTGCAATCTTATACTCGTATAAAGCTTTTAAGATGTTATCGTTTGTATCTCCGTAGCAAATACACTCGTAACTATGTGCTAATCTACCGTCACTATCAAATGTATCAGTATCATTTTCTATAACTTGGCATTTTTTAACGTTAGTATTTTGTAAGATATAATTTTTAATTCCTTCAGTTGTAAATGAACTCTTTCTATCTAGCCTTTTTAAATATCTTTCTCTTAGTTCTGTATCTGTTTCTAAGTCTTTTCCTCCTAGAGTATTTAACTTATTGTTAATAGATATAACTCCAGTTAAAATTTCTGTTTGTTCTGTTATTGCTCCTGAACTTACATTTCCATCTGTTCCTCCCTCTAATGCTATTACTTCAATTTCTGTTTCTCTTTGAGTAGTTGTAACAGTAGATGTATTTAGAGTTACAAACTTAATCCCTGACTTTGTTTCAACTCCCCAAGCTTGTGGAATCTGTGTTCCAATTTCTGCTGTAACTGTAATTTTACCAACTGCTCTTTTTGGCTTATTCCAAGTCATACCTAAATGGCTAGTTATAGCATTCAAATTAGATCCTGTTGCAGTATAAACTGATAATTCATTAAATGCAGTTAAGGCTTGTAAATAGCTGTCATACTCTTCAGCACTATCAAACCTTAACCAAGCAATAATAATATTACTGTCCGTTTCTCTCAAGTCAGGTTTTACTGATTTAAAGTCATTTAGCTTTCTAGTGTATATTTCATCTATAGTTGGAACTATAAAGCCCTTATCTGTTATCATATTGTGTACACCTCCCCATTAATTTTGATGTTTATAACTAATTCTTTATCAATAAATTCAATACTTTCTATCTTTTGTACTCCATCATATTTATTGATAATTCTACTAACTTCTTGAATTATCCTACTTTGATTATTTTTTAATTGTAAAATGCCTGTGTTAGCTTCATTTAGATATGGAGTTCCCCAAGCTGTATTTAATGCAAATTGTCCTTTGTTCTGTTCTAATTCAACTCTAATAGCTTGTACTAAGTCATCAGCATTACTGACTAACTCACAAACTCCATTATCATTAAAAACTAACTCACAATCACGATCTAATTTTGGACTTGTCATTTACGCCTCCTATTTAGCTTTACTTGTAGAAGTTTCAGGACTAGGTCCAGGATTATAGTTATGAGTATGATTATTTAAACTAATACCTTTACCTATAACATCTCCTGTTGCTGTAATACTCCCTTTTTGAGTAGTATCCCCATTTATAGTCAAGTTTCCATTTAATGTAACATTACTTGTAATAGTCGTTTCATTACTTCCTGCAAGTATAGTTATATCTCCGTTACCTTTTATTTCTATTCTAGTTCCTGCACCTTGTAGAATAATGTCATCTGAATTAGCTTCATATCCACTTTCACAACTTCCTATGATGTAAGGCTCATTTAAACTAAATCTTTCAAGGCTTGTTTCATCAGATAAAGCAGTTTCACTAAAGCCAACCCATACTATATCTCCAACTTGTCTAGGTATTTGAAAACTCCAACCGCCAAATTTAAGAAAATCTAATCTTACATCTATAAGGGGAGGATAATCTATTTTTTGTTGACATAGCTCCCTTTTAGCTAAAGGTTGTACAGTACAAGTTCCAGCACTGTGATTAACAGATGTGATTTTACAAGCTAGACTTGTATGTACTTCATTTAAACTATCATCTATCATATTTTTTATAACATCTATCATCTATACAACCTCCACACTTGCCAATACTGTAAAGCTTTCAAGTCCATTAGCTACAAAGCTACATTCTTTAACTACAACTCGACCTTTAAATAAAGTGCTTTCTATTTCCAGTAACTGCCCAATTTTAATCAATGGGACCAACAAGCATTCAAGATCAAATTTAGATTTACTTATTTTTTTATCAACATTTGATTTATTCTTACTTTCCACTTGTGGACCTTTTTTTTCTTTAATATCTGCCTTATCCATTTTTTTATCTATTCTAATAAGTCCTTGTTCTGCTCCTAGATGTAATACACTAGAATAAGCTTTGTTAGGCAACTTAAATTCTATTGTTGTATTAGTAAACCTTGATATTGTTCCTGTATCTCTTGCAAGAATTGGGATAACATTAGATAATCTACCACTAAAGACTTTACCATTTGGATATACTGTATCTTTGCCTAGTTCCTTTATATCCATTGTAAAGTTACACATTGTACCTATTTGCTTTATTACTTCACTTGCTTTAATTCCTGCTTTAAATTGCCGATTTATGATAGTATTAGCATAGGCTCTATTGTTTGGAGTTGCTTCAATAGTAGTTATAAAATCATTTTCATCTCTACTTGTGCTAATGCTTTCAACTATCCCATTAAATATAACTCCGTGAATATCCCTATAACCTGCGTCTATAGATACATCTTGATTAAGTTTTAGCTTCTGTAATGTTGTATCAGATAGGTTATATATTTTTATAGTTGCTAAATCACTTTTATTATCATCAGTACATTTAACTTCAAATTCCACATCTAACTCATCATAATCAAATACTATCTCTCCAATAGTTATCAATCTAACTTGTTTCCACAGTTTCATTATCATCACCTATCAAGAAAAATTTATAATCTTTATTCAAGTTTTGAGGAGTAATTTTATCCTTTTCCTCAGAAAATTCATTAATCTTAATACATCTCAATTGTAAGTTTTCATCACTTCTAACTAAATTAAGATAATCTATGTTCGGCACTAGCTTGTTATAACCTGTTATACGCTCATTTAAAGCGTTTAAAATAGATAGGTATATAAAACTATCATAGGTATTGTAAATTAGCTCTAAAACTAAATTATTAGGCAATTCTGCTATGATACCTCTTTCTTGAATATCAGTTACATCTATTTCTAAAGCTTTCATATTACCCTCCTATCAAGTTTCTTAATGCTGTTTTTTCTCTTGGTTTCTCTGTGTTAACTGAGTTATTATTTGTCCCACTTGTTACTTTACTAACTTTACTTTTTTCTGCACTTGTTGGCTTACTAACTTTAGCAGTTGTACGCTTCTTTTTTCCTCCTGATGTTTGAGCCTTTTTATTATCTGTTTTTACATCACTTTCTTTAATCTCTCCAACTTGTATCTGTCTTAAAGTAATAAAGTAAGTAAAACCAAACTTTTGTTTATCCGTCTCAACTTCTTCTATATTCTCTATTATCATATGTTCATAAGTATCACGATTAGAAAAAACGAACTGTACTTCTTCGCCTAACTCCTGCAATTTCATTAATTTGTCCCTATTTAACATATAGTCACTGCTATTATCTACTACAGTTATATTTATGATCATTGGCTCTTTTCTAACACTATCACTGATATTAAAGCCATTTTCAACTCTTTTAGAAGGTAAAGACATTGGTAAACTTCTTGATTTTTCTGATATCACTTCAAGTGGAATATCTTGTATGTAGCTTTGACTATATGTTCCGCCTAATAAACTAAGTGCCATATTTATAGCTTGTTTAAAAAAACTCATTCAAACCTCCTAATATCCAAAGCCATAATTTACAACTCCAAGCTGTGCTTTTAATTTTTCTATGTCTTGTTTTTCCTTATTTCTTAAACTATTATCTAACATTTGTTGTATCTTTGCCCCATCTGTTGCTTCATTTACTGTAACATTTGTATTATAAGTTGGAGTATTAGTCAATGTTACCTCAGGCTTTATCATTTTTTTAGTTTCTTGAACTGTCTTAGTATTTAGAGTTTTAGGATCCTTAAAAGTAGACAAAGTTTTTGTTAAGTTTCTTAAATCTACTGCATAATCACCATTTAAAGGAACTCCTTTAACTCCCCGATTTACATTTATGTAGTTTTCAAGCTTAACTTGTTCTTGTATCTTTTTGTTAGCTTCATCAACTAAATATGCACTGTGCATATCATCAGTTTTACTCATATTTTGTGCAGAATTATGAACTTTATTAAAACCAGATTTTATATTTCCTGTAGTATTATCCCAATTGATACCTTCAAAATCTCCTGTTATAGCCTTGTATGTATTTTTAGTAAAGTCTATAGCAACTCCACCTGTTGCTCCCCAAATCATTTGTAATACTCCAGCACCTGACTTAAGAATATCTATTAAATCACTTAGAACTTTTGTGGTTAAATTAATCTTTTCAATTCCACTATCTGCTCCTTTTATCAGCAAATCAAAGAAGTCAGATACTCCTTTTCTTAAGTCGGCAAATCTATAATCAGTCCCTGTTAGTTTTAATAGTGCATTTATTGCGTCCTCTGTAAAACTTTCTTTACCTTGAAAAGCACCGAATATATCCTCAATAGCTAAAACTAATGCAATAAGTGGAAATTGAGTAGCTACAGCCACAGCACCTATAATTTTAAAAGCATTTTTTGCACTATCAGGTAAAGCATTAAAGCCTTTTTTAATATCTCTAAACACTCCTAAAAATGTATCAACAAAGCTAGCACCTGCTTTGAATACTCTGTTAACTACATCTTTTAATCCTTCAGCATTATCTGCTACAAATTCCCAAAACTTCGCTCTTGTTTCTCTTACAGACATTCCCCAAGTTTCATATAAATCTCCAATTCTGTTTTTAGCAGATGTGATCTTACCCTCAGGAGTTTTTAACATTTCTTTGTTTTGTTCTCCTATACTTCTCCTTACAGCGTTTGTAAGCAATGCTACTTTTTCTTCTTCTGTTCCTACTTTTAGTAACTGTTCTTCTCTTTCAGATAAGATTATTCCACTTCTTTTAAGAGCCATTGTTTGCCCATTCATAGACTTAGCAAACATACTCGCTATTCCTTCCATGTCTTGTCCTGTTCCATTAAGTCCTTTTTGTTTAACAAGCAAGTCTTGCATAGTTGGTAATAACTTTTTAATGCTGTCTTCTTGCATTCTATAAGTTGCTAATTGTTGAGCACCTGCAAGAGTTACCTCATCTCCTACAACTCCTAAACTTTGTAAACTTCCTGTTAAATCTACTATTGATTTTATTTGTTCATCTCTAAAGTTTTGAGCCCTTAGAGTGTTATATAACTTAGTTTCTTGTTCGATTTGATAATTACTAGCCTCGATTGCTTTGTTATACTGCCCAACAAGTCCACTTATAGTAAAATATCCAATAGCTAATTGACCTAAAGCACTTCCTGTAATACTTTTAAATCTTTGACTTAAATTCATAGATTCTTTTAAATTACTTTTAAAGTCTTTGAAACCTTTTGAATTTAAGTAAGTATCTATACTAAATTTTAAAATTCCTGTACTCAATCTATTCCACCTCCCTCATTTTTATAATCCTATTTATATACGTTTCAAGTTGTCTAATAGTATACTTTTCTGCTCTTTCAAAATCTTTAATGAAATAGCCATACATAGTTATCATATTTTCGATACTTTCATAATTATAGTTTAAGTTACATTCTACGAAATGTATCAACTACTAAACCACAAAAGGCTATGTTCTTAACTTGCTCCCATACTTCTAATCCCATTTTCTCAATTTCTTGGTATTTATAATCATCAATATTTTTATTTAACAGTTTTAGAAATGTTTCTCCAGTAAATACAACGTTTTCAAGTCCTGCTATAAATAGTTTTTCCATTGTATAAAGCCCTCTATCATCTAGCTTTAACTCTAAGTCTTGGTATTTTATACTTTCAGGGACTCCAATTATATTTTCTAAACTCTCATTAACTCCGCTAGGATATTTCAAAATCTCTTTAGTGTAGTCAACTATTCTTGTTCTTCCAATCTCTTTTTCTAGTTTTAATACATAGCTTGATGGTTGCTCCATTACTGTTACATCATATCCATTTATATTAATTACTTTTTTTTCCATATATACCTCCAAAAATAGAGTAGTTAAAAAACTACCCTATTAAGCCATTTTTAAATTAATACATTGAACTTCCCATTCAACACCTTTTGAATCTGTTCCAATTTCAAGAGTTGGTATTTTCTTAAAGAAACCTTTAGCTGAGAAAGCTCCCATTGTTCCATCTAAACCTTTATTAACAAAAGTTACAGGAAATGTTCCTTTTTCTCCCTCTGTTAATGCAAGTTGTTTAAAAGATAGATTTAAAGGTGAATTTTGTAAGATTTTAAATTTTATTACAGCGTCATAATCGTTGTGTTGGTTAATACTTCTAGCACCGTCAACTCCCTTTGTTATGCTTTTAAAATCTCCGTCATATTCTATTGTAATTTTAGTATCATCGGCATAGTCATCAACTCTTGTTTTGCCGATTACCAATTCATAATTTTTACTATCGTAATTATATATATTAGCCATTTAGCACCTCCTAAACTGAAAAATATAAATCTGAGTCTAATTCTTTTGCACCATAAGCATAGTAAACTGTGATTTTTACTCCTGCAAGAATTCCATTTAAAATATCATTTTTTGGAATTTCTTCAAGTGGTATCATTTCTACCACTGTTTTATCTGCTACTAAAGCCTTCATCTTAACGAATTGATTACATCTATCTAAAATTACAGATTTAATCGGTGATAAATCGGCAAATGTTGGCTTTGGAGTCGCTTTCAAATATAGTGTTAAATCTTCCTCAAGTCTAAATTTTAAAGCTTTCAAACAATGAATCATATCAATCGGGTCACCTGTTACAGTTACTCCATTGGCTAATCCTAATTGCCCTTTCATTCTTGCTACATAGTTAGCTTTATTTTTATCTAACACTCCTTGCTCGGCTCCAATCAGTCCACTTTCAACTGCTCCATTTATTAGTTTATTAGCAACTAATACAGACCCTGCAAATTTTGAAATTGCATATCCTGCAACTGCTCCTGCTGTAAGTTCTTCATTTTTGTTGAAAAATAATGCTGTTGTATCTTCTGCAATAGCTTTTATCTTAGATTCAGAATTCATTATATCTTCATCTTTTTTAACTTGTGCAAATAGCATTTTTTGTCTTGCTCCAATTTCTTTAGATATTAAAGCTATTTTTTCTAAATCAGTTTCATCTGTTACAGTACCAAACCAATCATTTTTTACACTATCAAATAAGTCTTTGTAATTGTTTCCTGTTACTGCTTTACCAAAAACTAATACTTGTTTTGCTCCACCATTAAAACAAGCTTGTAATATTTTATAAACATCATCACTTGCTACAACTCCTGTTACATCTTTTATACTTGTAATTAATTGCTCTGTTATAGCTTTCTTAGTGCTAAATACTCCTATAATGTTAACTGTAGCTTGGTCAACAGGGCTTGGCTTGTGTGTGTTAAGAAATACTATTTTCTTTTCAGCACCTAATATTATTCCCATTAGTTACCTCCTTCAATATTGAATTTAACATCTTTTATAATTTCTATTTCTGTTCTTAGTTCCTTAGAAGTTCTTACAGTCAAGTCAAATACATATCTTTCAAGTAAATCACTAGCTGAATAGTCTGTAATATCCTTTAACTCTCCTACTTCTTCAATAACTAAGTTCAGTCCATTTAATTTAATCCACCAATTGACAGCTTCTACATTTGTAAAATAATCTCTAATTATTGCTACATCTATAAAGCTATCTTTTTTGCTTAAAGTAAACGAAAAACTGATTATATGCTTGTTTATATTTGTTTGTTTGAAAACTCCGTATTTCTCAGTGTCTTCTCTGTCATTTGTATATTTATGAATAACATTATTAGAAATAGTCCTTGCAAGAACTCTCGGTAATTTCAGTTGTCCATTTACTTTGCTTAAATGCTCAAATGGTATAACTTGAAATTTATTATTTAATTCTTTTATTTTGTCTAAGAATAATATTTCTAATTCTAGATTATTCATCTTTCATCAACTCCAGCACAAACTCATTAAAATCGGCATACATTCTAGGCAGTATTTCAACTACTCTATAATTTAACTGTTCAACTGTTATAATATCTCCTAGCCTTAAATCGTAGCTTTTTAAGATTTTTCCATTCAATTGATTTAAAACTTTTATAGCTGAGTTAGGATCTCCTGTTGCTACTCTTAAAGATTTTTTATAGATTAACATCTCCCAATGATAGACATTTTCTATTCCTTCTGGGTTTTTCATATCGTATTCAGCTTTACGTGTAACTTGATATGTTCTTAACTCATTTTTTGCAAATTGTTTCAATCTAAATTTCATTTTTAAATCTCCTTGACTACGTATTCCAAGCTATTTAACATTGTCCTAGTGTCTATTAAAGGCTTTGTTCCTGACCCTTTTAATGCTCTTGCTAGTAATGTACTTTCAGATAGAGGAGCAAATGCTCCTTGTAATATAGATTTTCTTATATACTCAACTACTTGTTTTCCTATATCCTCAAAACATTGTCTAGCTTGCATTTTCCCTTGTGCAACTTGATTAGCATTAAACTTAAATCTGTTCATAATTCTTTGTATATTGCTATCTATTGCACTTCTCCAAAATGGACGAGCAGGATAGTGAACATTAAAGCCCTCGCTCCCATATTCTAGCCACATTGCTATTAATTCTACCTTTACTCCGTTAGCTTCCGTATTATCCTCGTTGAATTGTACGACAAGCTTCCATTTTGCTAATAGATTAAGCTGTTTTTCTATATCAGAAAACTTCTCTATACCTTGCACATTTACAGATGTTTTAACTCCAATCATAAGTTTTCCTTACATATTTATAAAGAATATTCTTAGCTTGAGCATTTGCAAATATGATAGAGCCTATACTATTACTAGCATTAGAGTTATAACTAATAGACATATCACCGATTGACTTACTTGCAATGCCTTTTTCAATATCATTAATGTTGTCATCATCGACATCTTTAACTATTGAATAAGCCTCTAACATTTGAGCCTTTTTAATCTCATCAGGGACTTTCTTTTCGTTAATTCTAGGAAATATTAATTCTTGTGTTTCGCTTCTTCCACTATCTCTAATCATTAAGCTTTCAATCTTATCTAATGCTTTATATAAACCTTTAGATAATTCTTGTTCAGATACTTCCTCATACCTGTTTTTTAAGAATTCTTTTGATTCATCTAAACTAACATAACCTATCATATAAAACTCCTTTTAAAAGCAGTAAGGGAGCTTTTAACTCCCGTTATGCTTGCGATACTTCTAATTCACATAGTAATTTTGTTTTCCCTGTTTCTGTTTCTATAACATCACAACCGAATAATTGTAATCCTTTGATGTATTCACCGAATGATTTTTCAAATTTTCCAGCTTCCATTTTGTTTAATTGCATAGCAAGAGTTAACCCTGCACTAACTCCACCGATACAGTGATATTTTTTACCAGTCTTTTGTACATTATTAGATTTGAATATTTGGAAACCACCATAAGAACCTATATAGTAGTTTTGATTAATAGATAATGTATTTTCTCCAGTAGATATTTGCGGTAATTCTTTAATAATTTCTACATAAACTTCTGGTGATACAACAAGCCATCTATTAGCAGTTGGTACATTGTCTTCATCCATTTGTTTAGCTAAATCCAATATTAAATGAGTTACTTTGTTAGTTCCTATTGTTCCAGCTACTTTGCTTTTGCATTTTGTATATAATTTAGCAAGTTCAGTATCTACAACATCAGCCATTTCATAAACAGCTTGTTCTGTTAGCCCTTCCATAACTCCTGGAATAGCTTGAGCTTTGTCTACATCATCCATCTTTAAAGCAAAGTATTTAGCTTTATTAATGTTAATAGTTTGATATGCTCCTGTGTCCTCTTGAAATGTTATGTCTGCCCCTGTGTAATCTCCAACAGTTACTGACCCAATACTTGGGACTCTTATAGAACTTCCAAAGTTCTCAATTTTACCCTCGTATTTTCTATTTGCTAATGCCCCAAAAACTAAGTTTTTATTTAAGTTTCTATTTGTTAATTCAGTCCAAACTTCTGGTTTAAAATTGTTATATGACATATTATCTAGCCTCCTAATCTCTTAATATTTGTTTTAATTCATCATCTGTTAATTTTGATTTTTCTGCTTCTGACATCTTTAAAAAATCATCATAAGTAACTTTTGAATGCCCATTATTAGGTGGTAATGGTGCAGGTGTCGATGTTACAGTTTTATCATTAAATAAATCAGGGTAAGTATTTTTTAAAGCTTCTATTTGTTCTTTAAAGCCTACTATTTCACCATCTTTAACATCTAATTTAGAGTAATCAACTGTATTAACTAACATATTTGCATATTTTGGCGATATTGCATTAAGTCCAAAACTTACGGCAGTTTTAATAGTTTCTTTTTTAAAATCATCAAAAGAGTTTTTAAAAACTATTTCTTTTGCTAAATCATCTGAACTAATCTTATCCCCTAGTTTTGTTCTAAGAAATTTTGTTGCATTATCGTTATATAATCTATCAGATATTTTTTGATTTTTTTTGATATACTCAGTTACAACTTCATCAGTTAAAGGCTTTTCTATCTCTTTAACTGTTTCTATCATAAACTTGTTATCAGTAAGCCATTGTTTACCCTCATTACTTCCTAATATTTTTTTTTCTTCATCAGTTATTATTAATTTCCCATCTTTTAATTCCATTGTTTCTCCTCTCATGCAATTGCTCACACAAAATTTAATTTAATCTAATTGGTTCTGCCCAACATCTACAATTAAAATCTTCGCCTGGTAATTCATCATTGATACTAAAGACTAGCCCCTCTCGTTCAGCATGTGATTCTCTTACTCTGTCATCTTTCATAGTGTGCCAAACAAAATGTTCAATCCCATTCTCAATCATTAAGTCTTTACACTCTTGAGCATATAAATTACCTGTTTCATTTCTTGCAAGATTCTCATTTCTGTTATTAAGCCAAGTTTGGAGTTTATCAATATCAGTATTGGAATAGGTACCATTTTCAATACTTTTAACGATATCTTTAATCTCTTTACTAGCTCTATTATTAGCTATGTCTTGCTTTAAAGCTTCTAATGTAGACTTTGGTACTTCACCATTTTTAAATACTTGTAAATCTCTATTATAATTTTTAATAGTTTCTGTTATCCTTTGTTGCCTTATATCCATTAATTTATCTGCAGTAACTGTTGTATTATTAAATAAATCATAGTTCTTTTTTATCCAATACTTAGCACCTTCTAAATCATTTCTTTTTAGTTCTTCATCTGTGAGTGTTCTCCAACTTTCAAAAGTAGATAAATTAACCTCTATAGCAACTTTTGTTAATTCTTTTATAATGTTTCTTTTTTCATCATCTGTTAACTCGAACAGTGGTAACTGTCCATTATTAATAGCTTTTCTTGCTCTTTTTGTTCTTTTCTTTGTATAAAATTCAAATATTAATCTTAATTTATTCTCTTGAGCTATTGGGAACATATACTATTCCTCCTTAACTTCTAGCCCTAAATCTTTCATAATATCTTTTGAAAGTTCTTCAAGTTTAACTTGCAATGCTTCCTCTCTAGTTATACTTGCTAATGTATTCATTATGTTAATTAGCTTTTCTTGATACATTACATTAGCTTTAATTTTAGCTATTTCTTCATCTGTATCTTTTCCTAATATTCCTAGAAATTTAATAGCAGTTTCTAAACTCATTAAATTGTTTTGAATTCCTTGTACTACTATTGCCATTTTTTCTGTTAACGATAAACTCAAAATGTCTTGTGCTTCTATTTGTAAATCTATTTCTTGCCCTTTTAGCTTCTTATAGCCCCATAGAACGATATTTTTAATACCTGTTATACATTTACTTCTCTTGCTTTCTACTGTTGCAATAGTACGCTCTAAGCTTCTTCTTTTAGCTTCTCCACTTGCAATAGAGCCCCCTAAATCAATTCCAAATGCTAAGTCATTAACTCCTAATTGTTTATATACATCATTTTTAATGTCTTCTTTGTGTAGCTTCCATTCCTGCGTTTTAGTTTCAAGCTGCACTTGCTTAACATCTTTATCATCTTTGTTTAAAGCAATTACTCTTCCGTCTAGCCTTACAGTACTACGCCCATTTGTATCTATTTCTATGATACTGTCAGGTACTTGTAACAATGGATTAGCAACTTTTTGAAATGCTTGAGATGTTAATGTATCACCAATTACTAGTTCTCTAACATTAGCCACTAAATCATCATTATAATCACTTTTGCCAAAGATATTTTCTATTTCTACTACTGCCCAACCTTGAGCTTGTGTATCTATATAACCTAATCCGTCTACTATCATTCCATTTTTTGATAAGTTGAAAGGATAAGCTATTTCGTTTATAGAATTTTCTGTAATTTTATATGCTCTATACTCAATACTATCTAGCTCATAAATTTCACAAATTAGAGTTTTATTAGCCTTGTCATCTTTAGATAAATTGTATATTACATAACCATCAATTAATTTGGGATTATATTCATTTTTTATTGGAAAATAATCTTTTGGTGTTACTGTATAAAAACTAAACTTATCATTTTGTGTAACTCCTTTTAATAGCATTTTCCCACTCCAAGACTGAATGACCATAGCCTTAGCTAGTAAATCATCAAAATCAAACTCTTTTATTAAATCAAATTCACTTTGATTAGTTATTAACTTCTTACTTGTTGCATACTCTGCATAAAGTCTAGTCGTTGCTTGTAATATTCCGTTACTTGCAACTAAATCTTTTAAACTGCAACCTTTACTATCACTTACAAGGCTTCCATTACTCATAGAATAAGTACTCATATATCCTTGCTTGTCAACTATTCCCATATATTCAAGGTTTACCCTTGCTTTTACATCTTTAAAAAATACATCAGCACTTTTCCCATCTGATAACTTGCGATACTTATCACAATTTTTATAAATATCAGTTAAAAGATAGTCATTATATGCTTTTAATATCCTTGTTTTCTCCATCTTAAACTCCTAGTGGCTTTCTAATTTCACCATTTTTAAAAGTTGTTTGTTTATATTTTTCTAGTCCGTATCTCATAGCGTCCACTGTGTGTGGGTCTAATGTGAATCTATTTTCTATATAATTTCCGTTCTTATCTTTTTCATGACATAGTTCAGTAAGTTCTCTATATGTGTTAATACACTTATCAGAAACTATAATCTTGTAAAAGCTCTTTAATTTCTGTAATCCATCCAATACACTTCCTGCACCTTTTTCGGCATTGATTATTTTGAATCCTGCTCTCCGAATTTCCTCAGTTGTCTCAGGTCTTGCACTGTCTGCAATAATCTCTCTATGCTTTTGCTTTATATAAGCCATAGAGTCTATTAATTCGCTTGTGATTAAATTCTTGTTATATAATTCATCATAGACATATAAAACGTTATTTTCCCTATCTATAGCCATTCTAACTAAAGCATTGTAAGAAATACTAAAACCATAATCCAATCCATCATATAAATTACCTAGCCCGTATTTGCTTAACTCTTTAACTATTGCTTGTACTTCTGTATCACTAGTTTTAAATACATTTGTAAATACTCTCTCTCCAACTATTCCAAACTTCCCTTGAAATGCTATTCTGTAACGCTCAGGATCATAAGTTTCAAAGTTTTTTAATTGTTGTATGTACTCATCATTAACGAACGCATTATCTGTAACTATCGAATGATGGTAGTATGTATCATCAGTTAAGATTATTCTTTTATCATATAAATCATTTTCGTTTATATTTGCTTTTTTTATAAAACGTTCATAAGTCCAATTATTGACACTCACTGGGTTATTTGTTAAGAATATATGTAAGTCTTTACCTAATGCTCTCAAACGTCCATTTAACTCATTAAAGGAGTTGTATGATATTTCTGAACACTCTTCAATCCAAATCATATCGACATTATCAATTGATTTTAGTTTCTCAGAATCATCTAGCCCCATAAATATAAACTCGGATCCGTTTCTACATCTAATGTGTAAAGGGTTAAGTGTATAACTAAAGAATCCATTTAAGTTATAGTTACTAATAATTCCTTTTAAAAGTGAAAAACAACTCTCTTTGATAGTTCTGTAAACGGATCTAACTACTAATATTCTTCTTTTCTCTTGAATAGCTTTTAATATTAGTTTTAATCCTGTGTGATACGATTTACTGCTTCCATATCCTCCAACAATGTAATAGAATCTTTTATCCCAGTTATTTAAATAATCAATAAAATGCTCATTAGCTTGTATATTAATTTCCATTTCTTTTAACTCCATTAATTGTTATAGATACATTGTTGTCCTCTATATCCATATCTTGCTTATCTCTCCATTTACTAGATTTTCTATTCTTCAACCAAAATATTTGTGCTCCTACATCTCCTGGCATTTCTTTTATAACTTCTTTTACATATGTTGTTTTTTTGCCATCTATTTCTTTAACTTCTTTTATAACTTCTTTATACTTATAGCCTATTGCTCTTTTAAATAGTGCATTTTCTACTTCAATGTCTGCGACTTCTTTACCTTTTTTTAAAACTGCCGAAAATGCCGAATATTTGTTTTTATATTCTCTAAATGTTGAATATGCGATACCTAAATTTTTGGCTATTTGTTCATCAGTTAATCCGTCTCTTTTCCAAGCTTCTATTTCTATAAATCTAGGCTCAACATCTGTTTTATATTTACTTTTAGCAATTTCTATCACCTACTTTATAATCTAACCAGTCAATTTTTTCTCCATTTATTTTTATAAATTTATCATTTGTGAATTTTAAATATCTTTCAATAATTACTTGTACCCATTTAGGCTCTAGCTCCATTAAATAAGCACTTCTATTTAATTGCTCACAAGCTATTAAAGTGCTTCCACTTCCACCAAATAAATCAAGTACACTGTCATTTTCTCTACTGCTACTCTTTATAGCTCTTGCACATAACTCAATAGGTTTAGGTGTTGCATGTCCTCCTGTTTCTTCTCTGTCTTCTCCAGAAACTCTATTAAAATGCCAAACATTGTTCATATTATCGTGAGTGTTATTAAAATATGCTCTTGTTTCATAAAAAGATTTTTTGATTTCTTCATACTCTTTTTTGATTTCTTCATACTCTTTTTTGATTTCTTCATACTCTTTTTTGAAAGCGTCTACATTATTTTCAATAGCCCATTTTTGAAATTTCAAATATACATCTCTTGTTGGTAAATTCCATTGGCTTTTATCTGTCCAATGGTCTCTGTTTTTATCTGAATGTCCTGCGATCGTTTTCATTGTTGGAATATCCCAATCACATTTATTTCTTTGTTCCAATAAATAAAGCCTTATAGGCTCCCAACCTTCAAAATAATTGTCTGAATTAGTATTGAAGCCTTGAACACCTTTTATGATAAATAAACACTTCTCATCAGCTACTGGGTACATTCTAAAATCTTCGCAGTTTTGACCTTGACCACTTCCTTTATCCCAAGTGATTAAATTTCTAAATGTAATCTTGTTTTCCTTGATTAAAGGTTTTAAAATTTCTGAATAAATATCCATTAAAGGTTCATCTATTCCCCAGCAATACCAACTACCATTATCAGTTATGTATTTTAATGATAAAGGTATCCATTTTTTATTAAACTCCAATAAATCATCAAAATTAAGATTATCGTTTGTTACTCCGTCTTTTTCTTTTTTCATTCCATAAGGTGGATCTGTAAAGAGTAATGTCGGTACATTCCCATTTAATAATTTTTTAATGTCATTTTCATTTGTTGAATCTCCACATAGTAATCTGTGTCTTCCAAGTTCTATATAATCTCCAGTTTTAATTACTATCTTTTCAACTTCTATTTCCTCATAGTCTTCTTTTAACTCCTCTTGATTTTCTTCAATGTCATCTACTTGATTTAAAAGTCTGTCTATTTCATACTCACTAAAACCTGTTAATCCTAAGTCAAAGTCTTCTACTTTCAGAGCATTTAACTCATACTGTAATCTGTCTAAATCAAAATCAGTATTCATTGTAGTTTTATTGTGAGCTATTATATAAGCTCTCTCTTGAACTTCTGTAAGTCCAGTTAAGACAATACAAGGTACTTCACTTAATCCTAGTTTTTTAGCTGCTAATAATCTCCCGTGTCCCTCTATAATTTGATTATCTGCATTTATTGCTATCGGATCATTAAAACCAAACTCTTGTATAGAATTAGCTATCTGTTCAATTTGCCATTCTGGATGTTCCTTAGCATTGTTTTCATATTCTTTTATGTCCTCTATGTTTTTATTTATGATCTTTAATTCATTCATTTTTACCTCCTAGATAAAACAAAAAGGGATATACAAAAAACTAGCCTACTTTCGTAAACTTGCTCTTTATATATCCCATATACTTTTTAATCTAAATTAAATTTTTATCGTAAGATATTATATTCAGTTGTTTTTTATAAAAATTTTATTCTGTATTTTGGATTTCTTAAAATTCTACAAAATACCTAAAATTCTTATATCTTAATTATATCATTTACAATACTTTTTTGCAACTAAAAAAAATATAAAAAAAGTGTTGACATAATGTAAACATTATGTTATTATATATGTACAGAAGGAAAGAACAAAAAAAGATCTAAAATAAAAACTAAATTTTAAGGGAGGAATAAAAAGGTGTTTATATGAAAAGAAAAGGATATAATGATATAAAAAAACAAATAGAAGCAAATGAAAGATACTTAGATAATAACGGAATTGCCAAAATAAGAGCAAATAGAAGCAGGTTAAAAAGTACATGCTATCGTTTTATTAAAGAATTTTCAACATTAGAGGAATTAAACGAAATTAAAGATATAATTGATAATAAAATTAAAGGGGTAAAAAATATGAGTGGATTTGAAAAATTAGGTTTTGGTTGGTTTATTTTAAAAGAAAGAGATTATGATGTATTTGTTGTAGCTTTAAAAAAAGACGTTAATATTTGGTTTAATACTATGAGAGGGTGTTATATGTCTACTCTTAAAGAAAATGCTAAATGTTTAAACGAAGAAGAATTGAAGCAATTCTTTAAAGAAAAAACAGGTAAAGATTATACAACAGAAGAACTTAGAAAACCAAGTTTATATAAAAAATATTTAGATGATTTAGCAATTTTAAATTTTGGTTTCGACAATAAACAAATTATCAGTGGCAGTGACTACATTGAAAGTTTTTAATATATTAAAATAAAAGGGGTTTGGCCCCTTTTTAATTTTCTTCAAGAATCTTTTTTATCTCATTATGCTCATAACGATTATTTTTAGAGAAAATAACAACCTTAGAATTTTTAATCTTAATTCTGTAATCTCCATCGCCAAGCTTCTCTAAAATCTTAGGCAATTTAATTATGCTTATATTATTCAATCTCTAACTCCTCCACTTCGATTATAAAATAATCTCTATCACAACCTAATTTCTTAGTTGATTTAAGTTCATATATAAAACTATCGTCTGTATAAAGAAAGCCGTTAAAACTATCTAATATCGCTTTAAAATAGTTGTCTATATCTTTTTTACGATTATCTTTGAAATATAGTTCTATATTCACTTTTATTTTTCCTGTAAATGTTATATACTTCTTAGATTTTATAAACCATTGCACAACTTCTCTGAACTCTTTACCTTTTTTACTGAGCCTTAAACCTCTCCCTTTTTTATTAATCTCCCAATGGTCATTTACAGAATCAGGCTTGTATGGTATCTCAAATCTCTGTTTCATTTTATCACTTCCAAATTAACATAGCTATTGAAAGAGCTTCTACAAATACTAATGCACCAAAGAAAAAGATTAAATTTTCTGCTCTAGTCAATTTATTATCTGTGTCATGAAAAGTATCATTCCAGTATAAAGCATTATTTCTATAATATTCTTTTTCTTTCTCTGCTTTCTCTCTTTTTTCTCCAGCTTCCTTAGCTTGAGTTATATAAAATACTCTTTCAGATTCAAGCTTCTCAAATTTATCTTTTAGATTTGCTTTTTCTTTGTTTTTAGCCAGTAAATTATTATTTAAAATTTCAATTTCTTCTTTTAAATCATTAACTTCTTTAATGTAAGCCTTGTTATTTCCTGAATTATTTTTTAAATCTTTAATTAAATTTAAAATATATTTTTCGCACTCTTCCTTACTATTCAGCTTAGATGAGTTAAAAGAAACCCCAGAAGTTTTATTGATTTTTGAAACTAAATTTCTTAAATAATCTCTTGTTTGCATTTGTTTATGTACCATTTTCCCTCCTTAAATAACCTTTTGATATCCTAACTCTTTTAATAAATTAGATATTTTTTCAATACCTTTTTGAAATACAACAGTTTTAAAATTAATCCTAGGCTCGCTTGTCTTTTTGTCATGATACTTAGTTTCTATTAATCTAAACCAACCACGATCAACGTATTTTTGATATGGTATGTTATCATATTGTAGAATTTTGCTATCTCTCAATATTTCAAATAATGTATTTCTTCCAACTCCTTTAAAGTTCAAAGTTTTAGCCACTGTCTGCATATCACAAGTATTAGTACTATCAGCTACATCATCATAAAAATCTGCTTTTGGTTGCATTTCTTCAATTTTAGTTTCTAGCAGTTGTATTTTCTTAGTGCTATCCTCTATCATTTTTGCTTGAATTTGATTTGCTCTGGCAAGTATCATTTCAGAGCTATTCCAAGCTTCCTCGCATTTTATAAAATATTGTCTAGCAAGTTTACCTTTTTCATTTCTTTGAATCATTGATATTTCTTTAGCCATTGCTATTGTCATAAAATGCTCTTGAATTACCTTAACTCCCGTAATATTACTACTTTCACTTTTTTGTGAAACTAGTATATAATCAGTATTTTCAATAAAACCATATTCAATCATTCTTTCAATCCATTGTGTATATGGTGTTTTAATTTCTAAAAATGAGTGTAAATCTCTACCACTTACTAATTGTTGATTATCTTTTATTTCGATTTTTATTAAATCATTCATCATTATCATCTCCATTAGCTTTTGAAAGTTCTATAACTTCATCAGCTACTGCCTTAACCTTTGTCATCATTTGAGACATCTCTTTAAGTTCAGCTAATGTTATAAAACCATCATCATTAGATACATAAAGATTATAATTTTCTCCTTTATGATATTGTGCTATCTCGATGTTATGATTAGTATACTCAAAATCGTAAAATGAGAAATACACTGTAATGTTATTTTTTTGAACTAATACTACATCTTTTATAGTGCTTACTTCATAAGTTTCTAAGTCATTTAATCTGTTCACAATTTCTTTTAAATTTTTAATTGTAGCAAGTTTTGAGTATGCTTTAATTTCTTGAGCATATCTCTCATTAAATTCTTGCATTTCTAAAGCCATTTTTTCTGATAATTCCATTTTATCCTCCTATACTTCAAAGAAAGTTTGATTTTTCTTATAATAAAAATACTTCATAACTCCAAGTTGCCCCTGTCTATTCTTCAATATTTGCACTTTCATAAGTTCTTTATACTCCATATCTGTTGGCTCAGTTGTAAGACCTAAAATAGTTGAAGCGTCTTGCTCTATTTGTCCACTCTCTCTAAAATCTGCAAGGTAAACATCTTTGTCAACTCTTTTTTCAATGTCTCTTGAAAGTTGCGATAATGCTATAACTGCAATGTCATAATCTTTAGCTATTTGCTTTAATCTTATAGAAATATCGGTTATTTGTTCATATCTACTAGATGTTTTGCTAGATTTTACAAGTTGTAAATAGTCTACAACTATAAAATCAACCCCGTTTATTTCTTTTTCGTTTTTAACATACTCCTCAAGTTCATCTATTTTGAAATTTCCATCGTAAAGTTTTAATTCGCTTTCTTTTAAAATTTTGTCAAACAATACTTTAACTAATTTCTTTTGTTCAGGATCTAAAGTATTGAATCTGTCTTTATTTGTTAACATCTCTAATTCAATTCTACTTTGACTGCTTATTATCCTTTGAATTATTTGTTTTAATGGCATTTCTAAACTGAAAAATAATCCTCTAGCTTTTTGAGCCATTAACAAAGTTATATATAAAGCAAAAGCTGACTTCCCTACTCCTGGTCTTGCCCCTATAATATGCAGGTCCCTTTTTGTAAATTTTAGGTATTTATCTAGTCTAAATTTACCAGTTTTAACTGAGTCATTTTCTTCAAGTCCTTCATAAAATAGCCCTTCAATGTTTTTTATATCTGCAACTTGAATACTCTTATCATTCTCTTTTATAACTTCTGCATGTAACTCTGTTATTTTCTTTTTTATTTCTTCATTTGGAGTACTGGCTAATTCTAAGATACAGTATTTATAATATCTATTTTCTAAGCCTTTTATATACTGCTCTAAGTTGTTTTCTGTGCTAACAATAGTTAAGTCTAAAGCTTCAGCTAGTAAGCTTCTAAATCTAACTTCATCATATAGAGCATTAACTGAAAGCCCTTCTAGTTCATATTTTTTATATTTTTTAAAAAATTCTTGAACTAAACTAGAAAAATACTTACTAGGAATATTCTTAATTTTATTCTTAAAATTAATATCATCTACAATGTAAAGCATAGCAATTAGTGCTTTTTCTTCATATGATACTTCTGTAATCATTTACACCAACTCCTTGTATGCTTCTTTTGGTTTAGTTAAATAACAAGTCTTTTCTACCTGCTGGACTTCTTTTAACTCCCAATCATCTTTTAAAGCCTTGAATAAATATCCATCTGCTTTATTATTCTTATTACAAAAATCTATGACAAATTTTATACGCTCAATAGGTTTATTGAGTTTTATAATGTCATATACTTTTATTTTTCTTATTCCTAAGAGCATTTTTATTTCTTGTTGTAATGCTCCATTAGAATTAATAACAACTTTTTCTTTTTGATCCTGGTCCTCTATTATATTTTCTAAATTATTGTTATTAGTTATTATTAATCTTGTATTATTAATACTTGTATTATTATCCTCACGATTTTTCGTGATAGGGGTATCATTATTTTTCGTGATAGGGTCTACTTCTTTTTCGTGATAGGTATCATTATTTTTCGTGATAGGGTCAGCAATATATATTCTTCTTTCTTTTATAATTTTAGTTCCAACTTCATATATTAATTTTGTTTTTATATATCCTGCTTTTTCTAAATCACTTATCCATAAACTAACTGTATTTTTACTAACTTCATACAGTTCTGCAAAATAAGAATTAGTTGCATTACAATAACCATTTTTATTAGATAATGCTGTTAATTCTGAATACATTATTTTTTCCATAGGCTTTAAATTTTTATCATATCTTACATTTGCTGGTAATATCCCATAGTATCCTGGTGCTTCCATATAAATAACCTCCTGTATATTTGGAGAGCCTGTCCTAACTCTCTTTTATTAATTCAATTAGTAAAGGCTACTCAGAGCTTGACAGGCTATGAATAGCCCCCACTAATTCAACTAATAAATTTACTAGATACTTACTAGAAAGCTACTAGATACTTTTTATATGCTTAGCAACCTATTAATTTATCTATATTTAAGATACTTTTATAAATTGATATGATAGAAGTTACTAGATACTTTTAAAAAATACTAGATACTTTTATAGTTTTATATCTTACATCTTTATCAGCTGTCAGTTATCCACAGATTAGGTCTTGCCCTCTCTGTGTTAGATAAAGATGTAAGATATTGAGAGTTTTAAGCTCAGAAAACCCCAAAACATATAGTGACAGCATTTTACGAATCTATCACGACACGGCTAAGGCAAAAATTGTAAAAAACTTCTTAGCATTTTTGAACAGTCCTTTAACGAACAACTGCCCTTGTACGTTTTGTAAGTGATAGAACAAAAGAAGTTAAATTCTCAGTTCTATCTGTTAGCTAAACCTTACATAAATAGCACTAATGAGGGGAGTTAAAACAATTAAAAATCATTTTAATATTAGTGCTATATATCTAAGATTTAGATAATCCTTACACAGAAACACACAAGGTAAAGGAGGACATCAAAGAAATTTAATTTGAATATCAAAAACCCTTGTGTGTATTTGTCTAAGGACTAGCCTTAGATTTTAAGTTGATAATTATCAACTTAATTTTTAAAAAAATTTATATAATTGATAATATTTTATATAATTCATCTAGAACTTTTTGATTTTCTTTTTTACATTCTCTATATAGATATTGTCTACTTCTTCCATCTTTTCTAGCTAAAACAGTGAAAGAAATATTTTTATCAATCATTCTTTTTTTTAGTTCGATAAAGCTTTTCATTTTATCACCTCAAACATATTATAATATTTTAGTTGTTAAATGTCAACTGATATTTAAAAAAAATAAAACCACCAATAAAAGTGGTTTATTTTTCTTATTTATATGTCTGTATTATTAGTTAATTCGTCTATTTTTTCTAGAACTGTTGTATAACTATTATTGTCCACAAAATCTAAGTAGTCTTCTAATTTCATATCAATATTTAATTTATTTAATGAATTTGCTAATACTTTCTTAATTTCCTTAGTTGGTTTATATTGATGGAGTACAATAGTTGAAAGTCTTAAAGCTTCATAGTAATTTTGATTTTTTTCTTCTGCTTTTGCCATCAATTTAAAAAATTTATTTTCATCTATAAAATAAGATATAGAATATTTTGATAATTCGTTAAATAAAGTTTTTATTTCCTCTATATCATCTTTTAATGTTCGACAATCATTGACTTCTAACATTAAGTCAACTGCTTCTACTTTTTTTAATAATTTTTTTAGCTTATTTCTTATGATCTGATTTTCATTTTCTATTAATTCTAATTCATAATCTATTCTTTTTTCTTCTTTTCCTAATTGAATAAAAAATACATATAAGAAAACAGGTATTGTAATTATAAAGCTTTTAATTCCTTGAAAAATAATACCTAAAATAATAAATATTATACTTAAATAAAAAAAATTTTTATTAGCATCTTTAGGAACTTTACCAGTAAAATTATAGTTGTCAATTGTTAATACTGGATCAGTTCCATCTTGAAAATCAGAAGCGGTATCTTTTTTATTTCCACTTAAATTTTTACTGTATCTTATACCAGTACCAGGGATACTTGTTGTTACTCTGGTACCATTTTTACCAAAATTTAAAGTAGCTCCAGGACCACCAACAGATGTAGAAATTCCATTTTTGCTAAAATTCAAATATAATCCTTTCATAATTTTTAATCTTTTTCTGAATGAAAATCCCATAAAACTCCCCTCCTAAAATTTTTATAAAGGTTTTCTTGTTGAAACTATTTTTATAACTCTACCATTAATTTTTAAATATTCTTGTTTTTCTTCGTTTATTAAAATATCATCATAATCTGTATTATCACTTTTTAAAATAACTATTCTTGTACTTTCATCTATAACTATTCTTTTTATAAAACTTTCATCATCATAAGTTACAACATATATTTTATTTTTTTGATATTCTGTATCATTAGGATCAACCAATGCAAACTCTCCCTCTACAATAGTTGGCTCCATACTGTTGCCCTCTATTTTAACAAAAAAGCAGTCGTTTGGAAAGTCTTCATCTAATATTGGCATTTTATATATTTCTTGTTCTAAATTTAGATACCCATTTCCAGCACTTGCTTTGCCATACACAGGGAAATAAACAATTTTTCTCATTGAATTTTTAATTTCAAAACTTTCTTTTTTTGTATGTATTTCTATGTCATCATCTAAGAAGCCTACCATCTTAAATAATTCTATGACATCTAGTTTTAAAGCTTTTGCTAGTTTTTTTAAATAAATAGGATTAAGTTTTCTTTTCTTACCATTTTCTATCCTTGAAAGATCTGACTTGTCTATGTCTGTTTTTATCAACATTTGATTGGTGCTATATCCTAACTCTTCTCTTCTATTTTTTAAAAAATTCCCAATTTCTATAGCTTTTTCTTCAGATAATTCATAATCTCTTTCTTTCATAGTGAAAACTCCTTTTTTCTTATATTTTAATACTTCTGTTGACATTTGACAACAAAAATAAAAAAATAATTAAAAAAACAGTTGACAAATGACAACTAACGTATTATAATAAGTGTATAGAAGTTAAGAAAACAAATTTTTTTTAAATATTAAGTTGACAATTAACAACTTAATTAAAACGGAGGGGAATATGAAAGAAGCTAAAAACAGACCGCAACTAAAAAAATTACTACAAGATGAAAGTTTAGTAGTAATTGAAAGAGTTGTAATAAACGATAGAACGGAATACAAAGAAGTATCTGAGGATATCAGAAACTTCCTTATAGAACAAATAAAAGGGCTAGATGTTAGCTACTATGAAAATGGTAAACAACATTTTAGACACGGATATACATACTACTATATACAGGAAAAATCAATAATTCCTGTAATAGTAGAAAACACAATACCACAAAATATAACTTGGAATTAAGGGAGTGTAAAAACTCCCTTAGAGGAGAAAAATATGAAAAAAGGAACAAAGATAATAATTACCGCTAATTATGCAGGAGTTAAGAAAAAAGCGATATTAGAATGTGTAAAAATAGACAACTTAGGTACTTGGTTTAAAAGAGAAGGGAAAAGAAATTTAATTTTAGCAGATAAAAATTGGTTTAAAAGTGAAAATAGAAAAGTTGAAGTTATAGGAGGATAGTATGTTTAAAACATTAAAATTTTTAAGTCAAGGAAGCCACAAAGGGATTAAATGGGAGATATATCTAAGTAAAAAAGAAACTTATGAGTATACTCCAAAATTTAAAGTTAACTATGAATGTAATTATGTAGGTTACATAAAATTTAATGAATGTTTTGAAAAAGCTGTAGAAACTCCAATATTTCATAAAGAATATTCTTACAAAAAATCTAAGTTGATAATGGAATTAATTAATTCAAAGATAGATGAATTCTTAGGAGGGAAAGAATGAAATTAAAAGAAGCATTAAGTAAACTAGATAAAGAGTTATTTAATATAAATTTTAATTATAACGAGCAATATTGGGAATTAGTCATTTTTAAAGATGACTATGAAATTGAAAAAACTTATACAAGCGAGTTTTTAAAAACTGTATTGGAAAATCATTTTAATCAAAAAATAGATTTTGATAGTTACAAAGAAGCATATTATCAAAACGGATATAGAAATCTATATCTAAACTATGATAATACAGATTATTCAGATAACTTTATAACTATTTGTTTGAATGACAAATATGAACAAGAACATCACAGAACTAAGGTATTAAATAATATCAATGATTTAGAAAAATGTTTAATGACTTTAAATGATATGTTTACAGATTATGAAATAAATTTAACTAAAATTTTTGAAGAAGCTAAAGAATATAGATTATATAGATAAATAGGAGGATAAAAATGTTAAAAGGAACTATTTTAGATAAATACTGGAACAAAAAAGAATTAAAGGGGCTTTCATTAAAGAGAGCCCTAGCAATAATACAAGTCTTAGAAATGTGGGAGGGAAATATCGAATGATGATAAAAGAGAATTATGCTCAAGCTTCTATTAAGGAGATTTTAAAATATAAAATCAATTGGTTATATAAGATTTATTGTAAATATGTCGAATTATATGATTTTAGTGATTTAATTTAGGAGGGAAAAATGAATATATATGAAAAATTATTAAAAGCACAAGTAGAGTTAAAAGCGCCTAAAGGGCAATATAACAGTTTTGGAAAATATAAGTATAGAAGTTGCGAGGATATATTGGAAGCCTTAAAACCTGTATTAGATAAGTTTAAATTAACATTATTTATTAAAGATGATGTTATAGAAGTAAATACAAGAAATTATGTAAAAGCTACTATTACTCTTGTAAACATAGAAAAGCCTGATGAAATAATTGAAACATCAGCACTAGCAAGAGAAGAAGAAACAAAAAAAGGAATGGATGGCTCACAAATCACAGGAGCAAGTTCATCATATGCTAGAAAATATGCTTTAAATGGTATGTTTATGATAGACGATACCAAGGATAGCGACAGTACTAATACTCACGGAAAAGAAGAAGCTAAAGCAGATGAAGAAAAAAAACAAGCTTTCTTGAATAGTAAAGAGGGTATGATTGAAAGATTAAAAGAAAGTCTTTCAAGTGATAAATTGAGTAAAGTTCTAGGTGCTTACAATGTTAATGAACTTTGGGAAATGACAACAGAACAATTAAAAGAAGCTTGTCAAAAGATATTTAAAAAATAGGAGGATAAAATTATGAATTTTTATGATGTAACAAAAGACTATATTGAAAGAATGGAATATTTAGAACAAGGAATTAATTCAGAAACAGGAGAAATGACTGAAAATAAAAATCAGTTAGCAATATGGACTGAGGAGCTAACAAAAGATTTAAAAGATAAATCAGCAAATGTAATAGCAGTTGTTAGAAATCAAGAGCTTACTATTGAGGCTCTTGATACTGAAATTAAAAGACTACAAGGTATGAAAGATAATTTAAAAAAGAATTTAGATAAGTTTAAGACTTATATTAAAAGTGCAATGCTAGTAAATGGCATTGAAAAAATAGAAACTACACTAGGAAATATTAAATTTACTAAGTCTACAAGTACTGAAATCTATGATGAAAGTTTGATAGACAAGAAATTTATAGAAGTTGTAACAACTGAAAAAATATCTAAGGAAAAAATTAAAGCTGCTCTAAAAGCTGGAGAAGAAGTTCAAGGGGCAAGACTTGTAGAAAATAAAAATTTAAAAATAGGATAGGTGAGTTAATGAATATAGTTATTTTAAAAGGTAGGCTTACTAAAAGTCCTACCTTGCTATTTAGCAAGTCAGGGATAGGTTATACAAGTATTAATGTAGCTGTTGACAGGTATAGTAAAGATAAAGATAGTAATGCTGATTTTATTAACTGCACAGCTTTTGGGAAAACAGCTGAGTTGATAGCTGATAAGTTTACAAAAGGTCAAGAAATACTTATACAAGGAAATTTAAAAGTAGATGTTTTTGAAAAAGATAATAAAAAAGAATATAAAACATCTGTATTGATTGAAAGATTTGAGTTTTGTGGAAGTAAAAAAGATAAGGGAGATAATGAAACAGAAGCAAATGAAACGGATCCGAATTCTGATGAATTTCCATTCTAGGAGGAGAAAATGATAAAAATAATAGAACTTGACATAATATTACCATATTATGAAGCAATGTATAAAGTTGGAAAAGAAATAAGAATAAAAGGTATAAATTCAAGCAAAAATTGTTGTGATAAAGAAATTGTAAAAGAAATAAGAGAAACAAACATAAATTGTAATAGAAATGATTATCTAATTATAACAGAAACAGGAAAAGAAATTTGGATATTTGAGGGACAACCTGGATTACAAGTAATTGGGGAAATTAAAAATAATTAGGAGTAAAAGAAAATGGAGAAATTAGGTTACAGTAGAGCAACACAAAAATTAATATATTGGCTTTTAGATGACTTTGCTAATTTTTGGCAAGGGAATGAAGCAGGAGCGAAGCCAAGTTTTATAGAATTAGCTTACACTAAGGAAGTAATGAAAGCTAAGTTTGTAAAAATTTATAAAGGTTTTGATACTGTTAAAAACGCTCAGGCATTCCTAATTTCTTCTATTTATAACAAGGATAATCTAACTGTAGATGAATTGACTAACAATGTTATAAAGGCATTACAAAGCCTAGCAATTCAAAATGGTGGGTTTAGCTTATCCTTAAATTCATTAACGCAAAAACAAGCTAATGATTTTGTTAAATGGCTATTTGAAATGGCTATATATTGGGAGGTCCCACTAAGAATGGAAATAAGAGATTTATTTGCTCAGGATTATCATGACGCTTTTATATACGCAACTTTAAAGAAAAAGATTTGTTGTATATGTGGTAAACCTGGAGAGTTACAACATTTTGATAGAGTCGGAACAAGTGGATATAAAAGTGATACAGGACTTAATTATAGAGTGATGTGCTTATGTAGAGAGCACCACGATGAAGCTGATAACTGTATAAGTAGGATTGATTTTATAAAGAAATATCACTTGACTGGGATATATCTAAGTCATGAACAAGTGAAAGAATTGAAAGGAGTTTATAAAGGACACTTTCAAGCATTTAAGGAATAGTTGCAAAGTAAGAAAATACGACTATTTCTATTTTGGAAACAGTCGTAAAAATCTGAAGTTGGAGGTGTATATGATAAAAGCTAAGCCCAAGAAGAAAAGGGAAATCAAAATAAATGAAGTTAAAGAAATTAATATTATAAAAAAACCTAGCGATATAAAGCTAGAAGTAACACAATTTATAACTTTAATTCTAAATATTTCTAGAGTATGCGAAAATCATAAAAAAATATGGGATAATCAAATAAAATATAATGATGGAGTTATAAAATTTGATAAATTGATGTTAATTAGCCAAGTTAAAAAGACTGCTGATAACTTGTTTGAGGACTATTTTGAGCCAAGAGAGGACAGTGAAAGAATAGATGATGACGATTTTGAAAATAATATTTTTTATACTAACTTAATGAATATAGAAGCTCAAAAGTATATTGAAGGCTTGAATGAAGTTCCTGTATTAACTGTAGATGATATAGTTGAAAAATTGCCAGCAGGATTTACAGCAACTTTATTTGTTTGGAAATCTTTAATTAAAGAGTTTGAAACTGCTAAAGTTAAGAAAGTTATAAAAACTCTAAAAATAGATAATTTCTTTATAGATAGATTAATAAAACTTAGTAATAAATACTTTAGTTGGATAAAAGAAGAAATAAAAATTGAAAGATTAGGAGCATAAGATGGAAAAAGAAAAGGTGTTAGAGATAGAATATCAAGAAGTATTTGATAAGGTAGCAGTAAGAATTAAAAATTTAAATAATGATTTTTTTGCAGATAGTTTTTATAAAGAAGATGTTGAAAAATATAATTGTAGTATGAAAGAAAGCCCATACAATAGTGAAGAACGTGTATTGTTTTTAGGTGATGATATTATTATTTCAGATAAAAGCATTTATTGTTACACTCGAGAAAAAAATTAAAGAAATAAAAGAATTTGTTGATTTTGTAAATGAAAAATACGGAATACAAAAGAGATGGAGAGCAGAACAAAATAAAGGATATTTTTATATATATTCAAATGGTCTTGTAGATGAAACGATGGAAAGATATATCAATATGGATAATCAAAGATATAATTTAGGGAATTATTTTCAAACAGAAGAAGAAGCACAAAAAGTTATAGATAGTAAAGAGTGGCAAGAGTTCTGGGAAAAAGTAAGAGCAGGAGAGATTGGAGAAGATGAAAATGTGGAAGTGTAAACATTGTGGGTGTACTCATTTTAAAATTGAAATAGATGGTTATATAGAACTAGATTTAAAAAAGAATGGAGACTTTGATTATAAAAAAGATACATTAAATGTTAGAAATATCCACGGATATATCACTTGTTGTAATTGTGGTAATGAAGATGAGCAAGTAGAAATAAGTAAGATAGCTGATTGGGAGGAAGATGATGGATAAGATAGTCAGTTTTAAAAGTATTCCTGAATATTTTGAAAAAGAAAAATGCGGCTTTAAACCTTATACATACAGATATATAGATAGTTATTCTGATGAAAGATTTCAAATATTAGGAGAAGTATTAAGAGCAGGACACTTTTTGAATTACTCACATAAATATATCATAGAAATAACAAATTCTATAACTGGAGAAAGTTTTAGAAGAGTAATTACAGATGTATTTAAAACAGGGGAACATTTAATAATAGCTTGGAGGGGAAATGAGAGAGATTAAATTTAGAGCTTGGGTAAAAGATAGAAAAGCAATATTTGAAGTTATTTTAATTGATTATGTAAGTAAAAAGGTAACTTATTTACTTGAAAGAGTTGGACATTTATTAAGTATAAGACACGAGAAATTCAATAATATTGAACTTATGCAATACTCAGGATTAACTGACGTGATGGAAAAAGAAATTTATGAAGGAGATATTCTTTTTGAAAGTTTTGGAGAAAGATATTACAAAGTTGTTTTTGAAAATGGAAGTTTTAGAGCAGAAGCTGAGGGAGATTTTGGAGAGTATTCTCTTGATTTAATTGATCTAGTTGCACAAGGTTGTGAAGTTGTAGGAAATATTTATGAAAACCCTGAATTGATAAAGGAGTGAAATAATGAAATACTTAAAAATAAAAACAATGGATAAAAGAATAATTATAATAGATTTGGAAAAAGTTGTAAGTTATGTGGTTGGTGATGATTTTGTAAATGTAAATTATTATGAGAATGATTTTTTTCATTTTACAAGAGAAGTTGATAAGTTTGGGATACAAGTAGAAAATTTTGAAATATTGAAAAATTTTATCCAAAATTTAACAGGAGAAGAAATATGATTAAATATGTTGCTACTGTAAAAATACAAGGCTTTGAATTGAGCAGAACAATAAAATCTGAATTATACAAACCTTACTATATGACAGATGAAGAACTCGAAGAAGCTGAGAAAATGCTAAAAACTGATTTAAAAAAGATTTTTGGAGAAGATATAGAAATAGTGGGATACCATATAGGAGTGTGTGAAAATGGAAAATAAAAAGGATATATCAACAATAAAAAAAGAAGATCATAAGATTCGCTATAATATTGAAGTTATATACTTGTCTAATGACATAGAAGAAACTATCAATGTACATTATAATTCACCTTTTCTGTTAGATGAGGATCAACAAAATAAAGTCCTAGAAGATTTTTTAAGTATGGTAAAAGAGTATAGAGGATTTAAAGGAATTATAACTTCACATATTTGGCAAGATGGAAAAAGTAAAGAAAAAATTGATTTAAATAAGTTGAAGAATTATAAATCAATAGCTTATGCAACTCCCATAGCGCAGCTAGGAAAAGTTAAAGAAGAATATAAAGAGCTAATGGATGAAGTAGTTGAAAAATACACTTTTAGTTATGTAAAAGATAGAGATAAATTTGTTGCTGAAAGTTTAGATTTAATAACTGCTACTATAAATTTACTTTTAGTCTTTGGATTAACAGAGCAGGATTTTGATAAGCATATTGAGAAATTAGAATCTTATAAGAATGGGAAATATAAGAGATAAGGAGTGGGATTGATGGAAGCTTTAACGTATAATGCTAAAGAAGTAATGGAGCTTTTAAAATGTTCTAGGGCAACTGCTTATAGAACAATAGATAAAATTAATCAAATACATTGTAAAAAAAATAAATTAGATGTAAAAGTACTTTCAAGTGGAAAAATTAGCAAGAAACTTTTCCACGAATATTATCCAAGTAATTAAAAGATTTACAATTTTTGAAAGTGGGAGTAATATTATATAAACTCCCTCTTTTTTTAAAGGAGGATAAAATGAAAAATGAAAATGGATCAGGCTCAATATATAAGCAAAAAGGTAAAAGGAGGAAATGCTGGGTAGCTAGAGTTACTGTTGGCTTTGTAGATGGAAAGCAGAAAAGAAAAATTATAGGAACATATGAAACTAGAAAAGAGGCACAAGCTGAGTTACTAGGATATTTGAATAACCCAACTCTTTATAGTGGTAAGACTTTTAAAGATGTCAAAGATTTATGGTATTCTAGTTATTCTAAAACAGTATCTAATGTTACTTTGAAAAATGTAAATAATCAACTAAAGAAATTAGAAGTTTTTGATGATGTTAAGATAAAAGAGTTAAAATTATATACATTACAAAAATTTTTTGATGACTTAGAAAGTGCTTACCGCTCAAAATTTGTTCTCAGAAGTGCTTTAAATATGATTTTTGAATTCGCTTTAAAAAACGAATTCATAGAAACTAATCGAATCAAATTCATTGAACTAGGAAAAAATGAAAAGATAGTTGAAAGAAAAATTTTTACTACTGATGAAATAAAAATACTCTTTGATAATTTAGATTCTGAAAATAGATTTATAAAAAAAATGACTTATGCAACTTTAATACTAATTTATACAGGGCTTAGAATAAGCGAGTTTATGAATTTAAAAACTAAAGATATTGACTTAGAAAAAAATGTACTATCTATAGTTGAAAGCAAAACAACTGCAGGAGTTAGGAAAGTTCCAATTTCTCAGAAAATTATACATCTATTTAGAGAGAATATAGACTATACTAAAGAATATTTTTTATTCAATAAACAAGGTGGGCATTATAATTATGCAAATTTCTTTCAGCAATTTAAAACTATGCTTGATTTACTTAACATAGAAGAACACACAATCCATGACACAAGACATACGTTTGCTACACTTTTAAATAATGCTAATGCAAACAGCACAAGCATTATAAAATTGATAGGACATACAGATTTTAAAATGACTGAAGAAGTTTATACCCACAAGGATATTGAAGAACTTAGAAAAGCAGTTAATTTATTAAATTAAATTTGTTGGCTACTTGTTGGCTACTGATGTAAGAAATATGATAAAAATAAGAATTAAAAGAAATATGAAAAAATTAAAAAGTATCATAAAATTAAAGTTTAGATATTTTCAATAATTAAATTATTCATAGAAAAAAAGATTTTTATTTACAATAGAAATCGTAAAATTTCTATGAATAATTTTTTTATTTATTAAAAAAAGAGAATTCTTAAGTTTTCCATTCTCAAAAATTCTCTTAATTCTATCAGGTCATAGTATAAATTTCTTTATCAATACTATTTGACAAATAAACAAAATTTTTAGACTCCCCTTTATTTTAATCTTTCTTCTTTCTTCCTTTTTCTTGCCAAACCAGGTCACTTATATCAAAATCTTCTTCTGGTGGAGAAGCTGGACTTCCATAAGGAATTCTATATTTTTCTTTATTTTCAATAATTGACTTACCTACATATGTTGATATACCTCTATTTATCTTCATAGAATTCTTTAATATACTTTTTTTCAGCTCTTTAAATAACATTAATCTTGAATCAGTTTCTGCAACAGTATTTATCTCTCCACGTTTTATACAATTTGAATTTTCAAATATTCCAGAAGGAAAAAATTGTAAAAATCCTTGTTTATCTTGGATATCATAACAAACCTCTCCTGATTTTAGTTTAATTTCTCTCATAGAAAATTTTTCATTTTTTAATGCAATAAAATAATTAGGTTCAATAGGTGTTATTAACCCAATATCAGTTATTTTTTCTATACTGTCAAAAATTTCAAACTTTGGTTCATCATAAAATGTATGGACAACATATTGTAATCCTCCTAATTTTTCTTCTACTCTTTTAAAACTTTCAATTAAATCATCCTTTAACATAAAGAAATATACTGCATGTCCTCTCATAAATTTCTCCTTCTTATTATGATTAATTACTTTCTAGTATTTTGATATTCACTACATCTAGAACTTTCTGTAACCTTAATTCAAGTTCATTAACTGTGTCTTCATCTTGTTCAAGTGAATAAATTATATTGCCTATATCTTCATGCCACAATAATTCATAACAAGTTTTTTTTTCACATAATTTAACTATACTAAACCAAATATAATCTTTCTTTTTTTCTACTTTCATGTTAAATTCTTTATTAAATATCTTTGCTAAATAATCATTCCCATCTTCATAATCAAAATTAATAAGCAAAAATTCTGTCCTATTTTCTTTATTCTCATTTATTACTTTTTTATATATTACCCTTTTCAT